GGTTGATTGGCTTGTTGATACGACTGAGAAGTTCTGTCAGGACAAAGCAATCTACAACGCAATCATGGAATCGATTCAGATTCTTGATGACAAAAGCGAGAAGAAGCAGACCAAGGGATCCATTCCAAAGATCCTACAGGATGCACTAGGAGTATCCTTCGATCAGTCTATCGGACATGACTTCATTGAAGATGCTGCTGATCGTTTCGACTACTACCATCGTAGAGAGTCTCGTACTCAATTCGATCTCGACTTCTTCAACAAGATCACTGATGGTGGATTGCCTAACAAGACGCTGAACATTGCATTAGCTGGGACAGGTGTAGGTAAGTCTCTGTTCATGTGCCACTGTGCTGCTGCTAATCTCAAGGACCATAAGAATGTTCTGTACATCACTCTGGAGCTAGCCGAAGAGCGTGTTGCAGAGCGTATCGATGCTAATCTACTTGACATTCCTATCTCTGAGCTCCGTGTCATCCCTAAGGATGTATACACGAAGAAGATGGAGAAGCTCCGCCAGCAATCTACTGGTAAGCTGATCATCAAGGAGTATCCGACAGCTTCGGCGGGTAGTGCTAACTTCCGGCACCTTCTGAACGAACTTCGTATCAAAAAGAACTTCACGCCCGACATGATTTACATTGACTATCTCAACATCTGTAACTCATCTCGCATCAAGGCTGGATCCAACATCAACTCATACACCTACATCAAGGCCATCGCAGAAGAGCTTCGTGGTCTTGCGGTTGAGTTCAATGTTCCGATTATGTCTGCAACTCAGACTACTCGCTCGGGATTCTCTAACTCTGATGTCGGTCTGGAAGATACCTCTGAGTCATTCGGTCTGCCAGCAACGGCTGACTTCATGTTTGCATTGATCTCTTCCGAAGACTTGGCGCAACGGGGTCAGATCATGGTGAAGCAGCTAAAGAATCGCTATGCGGATCCAGACAAGTACAAGCGCTTCGTCATTGGCATCGAGAAGATGAAGATGCGGTTGTATGATGCAGAAGATGCAACAGAGGACCTTGTAGACGATTCTCCTGTCTACGATAAGACACCATCGGGTCAATATGACCGTGAGAAGTTCAAAGGATTCAAATGATGTTAGAGTTAAGAGGTTGGACAACATACGACAAGATGGCTATCAAGACGCCAAAGTATACTTGGAAGTGCATACTCACGCATAACACATATTGGATGGTAGAAGACGGCAAAGAGCCTAACTGGTTCCATCGTAAGATGCAACAACTTTGTTTTGGTTTCAAATGGGAGAAGATTGATGGTTAATTACAAGATGCAGCCTACTGGACACATTGTTGATGTTGGTGGAGGATATGGCATTGCGGGAGCTGATGTTGTAGAAACCAAGACTGATCAGGTTATAGCAAGTAGTATCCCAATGCCCGAAGCTAAGGAAATGGTCCGCCATCTTAACTTTGGTGGTGGGTTCAATGGAAATACTCCATCTTTTTTTCTTCAAAAGAGCAAAAGTCTGGAGTTTCAAGACGACAGCTTTTATAAATAAAACCATGACGTGCGCGTTAGTGTGGCATGCCATGCTAGAGGCAAGTGCTTCGGCGACTGGAAATAACGGGGAAGCCGCAAGGCAGGTGGGGTTCCTCCCGTTCGCGCATAGAGGGCAGGCTCGAAAGGGCCTGCCCTTTTTTTGTTGACCTTTTTGTGAGAAAGAGGGATAAGGGGATATCAAAAGAAGGAACCGAAAATGAAAAACCCAACCTACACATACAACTTCCAAACTTCACAACCCCTCACAGAAGCTCAAATTGAATGGCTTAATAACCAACTTTGGGATAACCTTCCTACGGAAAATGACCTCGAAGATATCCCAGAATGGACCACAGAAATCAAACTCGATGATGTAGAAGAACTCATTGATTAAGGATATAAAATGAACTACGAATTCCCTACTATCCGTAACATCTCAGATGTGCTGCCGGCCATTATGGGTCGCGATGAATTCGTTGTAGCTGAAAAGGAAGGCTATACGGTCATCAACTACAATGTGATGATGGCTGATACGTTTCCTGATATTGAATATATGGACGAAGAAGATATTGAGGATGGCTGGTTATCTGTAGCCACTGTTCGTCGTGAGTTGCGTGGTATCATCTTCGATACCGAGACTGGTGAGATCCTTCGTCGTCCGTTCCATAAGTTCTTCAACGTGAATGAACGTGAAGAGACTCAGGACCATGTTGTTGATCTGTCTCAGGATCATCGTATCCTCGAGAAGCTCGATGGCTCGATGATTGCACCGTTCATGATCTGGCCTGGTGAGATGGTTTGGGGTACGAAGATGGGTGCTACTGATGTGGCAAAGCCTGTCGAAGAGTTTGTTGAAGCTAACTCTAACTATCGTCAGTTTGCTAAGTTCACAATCAGCCGTGGATACACTCCTATCTTCGAGTGGTGCTCGCGTAAGCAGCGCATCGTTCTGGATTACAAGGAAGATCAGCTGATTCTGACCGGTATTCGTGATATTACAACTGGTCGATATATGTCACATGAGCTCATGGAGGCTCATGCAGAGGCATATCGTATCCCTGTCGTTCGTACTTGGGATATCGGTATCCATATGGACAACAAGACGATGTCATCGTTTGTTAACTACGTCCGGGATCTGGAAGACGTTGAAGGCTTCGTGGTTCGTTTCTCTGATGGTCACATGCTAAAGCTAAAGTGCGATTGGTATGTTCAGATTCACAAGGCGAAGGAAAAGATCCTACAGGATCGTAACATCGTCGAGTTGATTCTGGATGACAAGCTGGATGACGTCAAGGCTCACCTTCCTCAAGAGGATCGAGATCGTTTGACTCAGTTCGAAGCGTACTTCAACCTTGCAGTTGCTGATGTAGTTTTCTACTTGGCTAATGATCTTAGCTGGATACGTGAAGATGTAATCGATCGCAAGACCTTTGCTCTCGAACATGCTGAAAGATACGATCAGTACATGCGTGCATTGATCTTCAAGAACTTTGAAGAGCTTGAGCAGTCAAAGTATTGGGCAGATGTTCGTAACACAATTCGTAACAACCTAACCAAGACTGTAAAGTACGAAGCAATTCGTGATGCTTGGTTTCCTGGAGTAAAATATAATGACTGAAAAAGAACGTAAAGAACAGTGGTCTAAACTACCAAAGATTTCTTATCCATTGAAGAAGAATGTTAAGTATCAGGGTTCGGTGGTTAAGTGGTCCTCTGGTTATGTTGGATATAATAGTGTGGAGTATCGTTGGTAATGCCTAAGTGTATAATGTTAGTCGGTGTCCCTGCATCTGGTAAGTCCCATTGGGCCCGCACCAAGACCATTACGTATGTAGCGTCAACTGACAATATAATCAGTGAAGTAGCTAGCAACTACGGAATGACCTATGATGAGGGATTCAAAGAGCTTATCGGTTTTGCCGATAAGGTAATGTGGAGAACGATTAACGCGTGTATGATGCGCCAGCTTCCCTTCACTATTGATCGTACTAACTTGACTGTAAAGTCCCGCAAGAAGTTCATCGATAAGCTCAAGCTGCATCGCTACGAGATCGAGTGTTGGGTGTTTCCTCTGCCTGGTAGCGAGAGCTTGCCTACTGAGGAATGGAATCGCCGTCTGGATTCTCGACGTGGAAAGACGATTCCAGCTCACGTTCTGTCTTCGATGATCGAGCATTATGAGGTTCCTACGGAAGCAGAAGGGTTCTCCAACATTATCTTTTTATGAAAATAACTGTTGCCTTTTTCGAAAAAATGTCCTATAAGGGTATATAAGATGAAGAAAAAGGAATTGATTATGACCAAGTTTGCAAAAGCCCAGTTCGAATATCACGGTGGATACCTCCACTACAACACTGGCACCGAGCGTAAGTTCGTTGCTCGTTTCAAGCACCGTGGTCCTGTAACCAAAGCTAAGTTTCTCTCGGCTCTGATCAAGAACTACACCGTAGACGAATACTTTGCTCGTCTCGGTGGAGCTTACAACCCACGTGGTGAAGCTCCTTTGCAGATCCTCATGAACGATGGCATCCTGGTTTATGACTCGGAAGCTCGTAAGTTCTCTATCGATGGAAAGGTATTGTAATATGGCAATTGATGTGAAAGAAGTTGGATCGGTTTTTGTCCTCAAGGATATGCAGTTCACTTCGTATGACGAAGGCGAAGAGCTGATCTACGAAGGCTCCTATGGATTGTTCACGACACGTGAAGGCGCAGAGCGCGCTGGTCGTCTGCTCTCCGAATCTGATTCCAATCTGCCACGTGGCAATTGGATCGTGGTAGAAAAAGATCTGTACGAATGACCCGTTGACCTTTTTGTGAAAAAGAGGGATAAGGGTATATAATGAAAAAGGAATTGATTATGACTAATGTGAATGAAATGACCGATAGCGAACTTACACAATACCTCGTGGAGACTGTAGATGTCCCAGAG